GTTCAAAGGAACATAGCGGTATACGTCATTGTATTTGTCATACTGATACTTATAACCAGAATCCATAACTGCGTATGAAGAACTGGTTAAAGAATCACGATAAGAAATGATTGCACTAGATTCTGCACCTGCGTTGTCTACAACAGATGCTTTTGTTGGTGATAAGAACACCATTACATCTTTACGTGTTTCTGCTGTATTGATTAGTGAAGCAGCAACAGTTGCATTGCCTGGACCAGAAATCATTAGTGATATATCAACGGAATCAGCATTTGCATACTTGGCATATGCAGCAACAATTTCTGTATTACCAATTGTACCGTCAGCACCTGCTGTGAATGAAGCACTAAATGGAACATTGATATTGGTATAAGTTGTAGCAGAAGCTGTGTTGCCCCAGTTTACTGCGCCTGGTTGATGAGCCATCCACCACACATAACGTGACCTGTTGTTAATCACAGTTTTGTAGTAGTTAGATGAACCGTCAGCACCAACTGCGTCAGATGCTTTAGAAACGAAAGAATATTTCTCTAATACAGTATTTGCAGAACCTGTAAATTTACCATCTTCATCAACAACAACAACGTGCATTTCGTCACCAGAACCACCTCTTGTAGAAGCGTAGTCGGATGTACCTACTGTTACACCAAAGTTGTCGGCATATTGCCATTTGCGAAGAATTGATTGTTGTCCTGTAATTGCAGATACAGCAGAAGCAACAGTAATGTTGGACGCAGTAACAGCTGTTACACGAATGTATGTTGTACCACCGTCAAATGAAACTAAGTCACCAACATACACGTTTGATGTTGGATTACCTGTAACTTGAACAAGGGTATTACCAGAAGCAGTAGTGTTAGCTGTAACGCTATCTGTAGTGGTCAGGTTAGATGAATATGCTTGTGATGATGGGCAGATAGAAATTCTTAAAGAATTACCTAAAGCACCAGCATAACGGGAAGCAAAAGGACCGTATGCAGAATTTGATGCACTTTCGTGATTATCCTGATAATCGGTTTCATTTTCAATTAGAACGCCTGAGCCGTTAGCGGTCGCATTGAGTGTCGATGTGGTGTTAGCCGCACGAACAATTTTAAGGTTATTTGAGTATGCTAAGAAGTTTGCAGCTGAGAACCAGTATTCATAATTTGTAGAGTCAGGCTTTCCAAAACGCTCAACAAGGCGAACCTCATCGGTAATGGTAGTGACTTCATTTACTGGACCCCAGTTGAAATTTCCAGCAATGCCACCGATTGAAGTGGCAACGGAAGGGACAACTGTAGTCAGGTCGATTTCTGATACATTAATCCCAGGTGAGAGCTGAAATGCCATTGGATTTCTCCTTTAGTTATTTGGGTCAATTTTCTTTTATTGTCTATTTAGTTTTTTAGAAAGTTGAGGGAGTATAACCTCTTGCTGACCAAACATCGCCGTTGGAACCATCAATATAGACTTCTTCTTTAAGTCCATCGTCAATAAATCCAACTGGCGCTAAGTCTTCTTCGACCAACATGTTCTGTTCCGCAAGCATTAACTTACGAATGTCGATATTGGTACTGTCTTTAAAGAAGGTTTGAGCAGTCAACCATGCAAAAATAACTAGACCCATCACCAAATCGTCATTGTTTCCTTCTTCCGCAGCATAGGTATCCCTAGTGCGGACAAAGGTATTCATTTCGGCAATAGTATCAAAATCATTAACAATCAATTTATCATTTTCTACCAAGGTTTTCAAGTTGGCACAACCAATCTTTTTGACTGATTTTGTTGTTTTAATACCAAAGGAAGTTGACCTTTTGAAACCGGCAGAAATTGACTGACCTTTAATGTGATGGTGTTCTAGTTTATAAATGTTCTCGTATTCTAAATCATAATGTAATATATCAACCACTTGTTGGCCGATATTGTTTGTTTCAATCAAAGCATATGCTTCATTGTATTTCTTGGCAATCGAATAGATTACGGTTGGGAAAAACAATAAAGGTAATTTATTATTACGGTATTTAGCAACTTGTCGGTAAGGCGTTTCAGATACATCTAAAACATTAACTGTGGAATAATCTTGTTCCACACCTTCAGAGCAATCAACCGTAGCAATGTATAATCTTCCTGGTTTTGGTTCTTCGTAAATATCAAAACCTTCAATTGAAGATAATGGGTTGTAGAATGCCAGACTTCTAAGTTTAGCACCACTAATTAATGTTGCCGAAGAACCAATAAACTCAGTCTCAAACTCTTGTCTGAACTGTTCTTCGGAAGTGTTTCGTATTGTTTCATCCTTCCAAGCCGCATCACGACCTGGCACCATAGACCAATGTACCTCAAGTGGTTTATATGTTGACCGTCCTTCGGACGCATCGACCCACATCTTATAGAAATGGTTTAGACCACAAGGTGTAGAAACAATAATAACTTTGGTAGTTTTACCAGAGGAGATAACAGGGTAAGTAGATGTGAAGAATTCGTCTGCCATGTTCTTTGGAACGAAAGCGAATTCATCTAAGAAAATTAAGTTGTATGTTCCACCACGAACACCAGAAGCTGATGTAGCATATGCGGCAATCTTAGACTTGTTTTCTAATTCAATATTACCTTTGTTCCAAGTAATAATACCTTGTTGCAACCACAAAGGAAGATATTCATAAGCATACTGAATACGACCTAAAATTTCACGAGCTAATGCACCTTTGTTGGCCAAAATAGCAATACTGTAGTCATCTTGAAACAATACAGACCAAAGCATAAAACCGACAGTTGTAGTTGTTTTACCAACCTGTCGGGGCATTTTAGCAATACAGAAACGATTATCTTTGAATGTACGAACCATGTCCTCTTGGAATGGCCACATTTCAAAATTTATCAGACCTCGGTCTACGTTAACAATCTTAACGTAAGTTTTGATAAAGTAAACCGGGTCTTCGGTACATTTTATAATTTCGGCAACTTGTTCCTCGGTGTAAGATAACTCTACACCAGTTTTTTTCAGATTAGCATTGCCAAGATATCCACCAGCTTCTGACATTATTTTACAATACTACGAAGCATCCAGGCATGCTTATTATGTGCATCAATACGACCTGCAAGATAATCTGCAAGACCTTGTTTGTCGAATTCGTTAGCTAATTTAAAAGCCATATTCAATGATGCTAATACAACTTCATTGTCTGCTTGCAAACGGCGTGCCATTTCGATACCCATAGGCACAGTTGTTTCATCTTCGATATCTGTTATTTCAGAAAATCTACCAAATGAAGCGGGAACATAAGCATCAAGTGTTCTGATTTCTTCCGCTGTTGAATCTATTGAACTATAAACTTCTTCATATAATTTTCCAAAAAAATCGTGATACTGAGGGAAATTCATACCCTCTACGTTCCAATGGTAGTTTGAAGCTTTTAGGTAAAAAGCAAAAGAATCTGCTAAAACCTTTTTCATCATTTCAATTAAAGTTTCCATATAATCCTTATTTATTGTTCTTTAAAAACTTGACCAACTCTGTGGTTGAACCAACAAATACCGCTTTATCAATATTAGTTGTACCATTTTGTTTAACTTGATTTGGATCCAAATCTTTCTTTCTTTTCTGAATCTCTAACAAGTCTTTATTCAAGTCTGCAAGATTTTTAATCAAACCTGCTGCAACCTCATATGCTCTAGGATGCTCAGATGCATTGGCAACTTGTAGTAAGTTGTCCATTGCTGAATTGCCTTTTTCTATTAGCGTTCTTATATTCTGTCTAGCAAACTCAGCATCATCTTCAACAGGAGTTTTTACTTCAATAATTTCTGTTGATTGATAATTGATGGGTTCAACATCTAGAACCTCTGATAACTTTTCATTTAATTTCTTCATAATGTATCTGGATATTCTGTAATTGTCTCTGAGAATCCAAATGCACCGTTTGGTAAAGCATTTACTGGATCTGGAGTTGTTATGACAATTACTGTTTTTATTGGTTCCTCAGAAACGGTATCTATCGTATATGTTGCATTTGATATATCTCCAACAATAACATCACCAGATTCCAATGGCTTATTTAAGCCTTCTACAACGGCAATACCTGTGTTTGAATTGCTAAAATAAATTATCTTACCAAAAGCATTTTTAGGAGAAACTCTGACTGTTTCTGAATCAGCAAATACTCCACTACCATTGGCAAAATCAAGATATATTTTTTTGGTGTTTAATTGTGTAGTAGATTCAAGGTACAAATTAGTATTAGCTTGACGAATAATTTTACCTTCTTTAACAGCAGGATAGATGTAGCTCTTTGCGGTAAATTCTAAGTTCCAAATAATCAATCTGGTCGTCATTAAGTCGCCTTCATAATCAATCTCTGGACTTACAGAGTTTAAAATGATAGGCAAATCATATTTTTGTGTCATCTGAGGATTCAGATTGACAGTTACGTTAAAATCTGGCGTAAAGAATGGCAAAATCTGTTCTAAGATTTGAGCCGCATCTTCATGGTTTCTAGCATACAGAGATAAAGAAAACTCAAAATTATATGGTATAGGTGCGTATTGTGTTTTAATACCCGTACTTGTATTAGCAGAAAAGTTTTGTAGTGTTGAAGGAAGTTTTCTAGTTGAATCATATGATATACCAGTCATCTCAAATGAGATTCTTGGTACAATAGTATTGATAGATTTGGTTAAAGTTGGGTCAGAAGTAATTACTGTTAAGTATTTTTCTTTTGGTCCATAGTTTAATGGAACTTTAAATTTTTCTTTTGCCGTAGACCCGTCTTGTGTATATCTTACCACATATAAATCATTAAAGATTGTGCCGAACGCAACAACAATTTTGCGAATGGTTCTATTATAAAAATGGTTATTACCTAGCATTATGCTTCACCAAATGGGTTTGTTTCTGTGAAGTCGATAATACCATCGGCTTCATTTTCAATTCTTGTGTTATCTACAATGTCTTCAAATGCATTGTTATCAAATACGGTGTCGTTTGTGGTGCCGTAAGAAGTCCAATAAGCACCTGACGTTGCGCCTTTTGTATTTGCATTATTGGCATATGTTCCTTGTACTCGAATAACATCCAATTTTCTTGTTGTTGAATGCCACGTATGAGTAACGGCTTGGAATGTGGCATTTGCCAAATCAGTTCCTTGATATACAATCTCATCTTCTGTGAATGTACCAGAACCTCCAGTTGCAAATGTCAATTCTGTTCTTCTATAGTAATTTCTAATGTTGTCATCTATTTCATCAACACCAGTAGAAATAACTTCTTCGGAGAAAACAAACTGTTTTAAATATAAAGCATAAACATATACGTTACCACCACGACCACGACCCAATGTATAAAACATTGCTTGGTCATTTTCATGTTCAACTCTGGTAATTTCAAAAAAGTTTTTTACCAAAGGAACAAAAATTAAATCACCTTCTCTTGGGCGAATTAAATTGGATGCACCTGTT